CTCTCGGTGATCGGCTGGCAGGCTGATGCAGGCCATGCCGCGCGGCTTGATGTGGCGCAGCGCAAGCCTCCGGCTGATGTGCAGCGGAGATAGGTGTGCGGGCGTCAACGGCCGCGATGTACGGGCTGATGTACGGGCTGGCATCACACAACATCCCAAGCCGGCACCCACCGGGGCGCCGGCCGGCTGTTGGCGATCGCATCGAAGGCCATCGGCACGGTCGCCAGTTCTTCGAGCATCTCCTGCTCGGCAAGCAGCGATGCCAACTCATCGCGCCGGCTGACGTGCCAGCCGAAGTGCTCGCGCAGCGCGGCAATGCGCTCGCGGCCGTGGAGTTCTCGGGCTTGGCCGGTGGGGATCATGCTGCCCTCCGCAGTGAGACATCGAACACACTGACCGGCGGCCGCGTGCGGCGGAATGTGATGCCGCGCCTGATATGTGAGACGACCTTTGCGCTCAGGCCGTAGCGTCGTGCGATTTCAGCGTGCGGCACGTCGCGCGGCTCGATCAGGATCTGGTCCACCATGTCGGGCGTGACGCGCGACCCGGACAAGCGGATTCCGTGGGCCTGGTAGAGCGCAAGCGACGCTTTGCGCTGGCCGTTTGCGTAGCTCCGCTTCAGCGTGTCGCTGTAGGTGCGGCGCAGCAAGTGGTCTGGATTGACGCAGCGGGGGTTGTCGCAGGAAGCCGCAACCCGCTGCCGCTGGCCAAGCTGCTTCCCAAGCAAACTGCAGAAGATGTAGCGGCGGACCATGTAGCCGGCGCGACCATCTAGACACGCCTGCGGATACCCGCTGCTGTTGACGGAGTGGCGCCAGATCATGCAGTCGCCGTCATCCACGACGTGCATCCACAGGGTCTTTAGCGTGAGCTTCACCGCACCACCTCCCACGTCACCCCAATGCCATCCGGCGTGCGTCGCACGCGCTGGCGGTGCTTGAGGCCGCGCAGGGCCTGGCTGATGTCGTCGTAGTGCAGGCCGGTGAGGCGGCGCAGGCGGGTATCCGTCAGCGGGCCGTGGCGGGCCAGGGCCAGCAGCACCAGGATGGATTCGCGGCTGCCCTCCTCGCCGGGCTTGTCGCCGCTGGGGGCGTACTGCGCGATGGTCTCGACGATCATGTGCGCCCCTGCGGCCAGACGATGAGCACCAGGTGCGGGTGCTCGGCGTGGTGCTCGATGACGCCGAGCGCGCGCGCGGTGCGCAGCGCCAGGCAGGCCAGGTCGACGGACTCCGGCGGGTGCTCGCGCAGGTCCAGCATGGGGCGGGTGTCGTACCAGCGGCCGGGCACGTCGATGCGGTCGCCGTATGCCTCGATGTGCTCGACGGCGTAGAGGCGCGCTGCGTGCTCGATGTCGCGCTGGGTGGCTTGGTGGGCGGTGGGGGTCATGGTGTCGATGGTGACGGTGTTGGCGTTGGACTCGATGTCGGCCACCACGGCGTCACGCTCTTGCCGGCGCCGTCGCTCCGGCGCCGACTTGTGTTGTCCAGTGTCACGGTATCTCCTCTCTCAGCAAATCAGCACGCGCTCGATCTCATCGCGCACATGGTTGAGTTCATCCGCGTGCCGCTGCGCCAGCTCGGCGTTCAGGCACTCCATCAGCGGCCATAGCCTCGTCGTGCCGTCGATAGGGCGCACGACTTCGTAGACCTTGCGGCCGTCCTGCGCGACGACGGGGCCTCGCACGGTGTAGGTGGGCGCGCTCATCACAGCAGCCCCACGATGAGCGACACGGCGGCGATGGCGGCGCAGACGACGCCGACGGCCAGCACGATGCCGCGGGCGGCGTCCAGGCCGTCGCCTTCTTCGTAGGCGGGCTGCTGGCAGGCTTCCGGCGTGGCGCATTGGCGCCGGCCCTGGTCGCAGGCGCCGGTGCAGCCGGTGGCGCTGTGGGCGCCGCCGCGGCGCGGGATGCGGGGGTAGGTGCTCATGACGCCAGCGCCTCCACCACAGCGACGGCCAGCGCCACGCCGATGCCGATGGCAATCAGCCAGCCGGCGATGAGGTCGCCGGTGCTGACGTGCGGGCGCTCAATCGGGTCGTCGTCCTCCGGCCGCCAGGTGGTGGGCCAGGTGCGAGCGTGGATCACGCGGCGGTGCTCTGGCAGGCGGTTCATGGCTTGCGCCCCTTCGCCGCGGCCTTGACGACCGGCTTGGCGTGCTTGGTCGGCGGGCGTCCGGCCGGATCGACGACGCCCATGTCGCCGTCGGGCGTGATGCCGACAGCCAGCTCGGCGCGCAGGTCGGCCTGCAAATCGCGGCAGATGTCGTACCAGTAGTCGGCGCGCTGCTCGGCGTCGGTGCGCATGCTGCGCAGTTCGGAGATGAGCATCTCGGCGCCGTCGAGCTGGGAGCGCAGGTCTGCGGCGTGCTGGCGCAGGTGGTCCAGCTCCCAGCGCTCCAGGCGGCGGCGCAGGCGGGCGATGCAGTGGCGGTCGTCGGTGGTCATGTGGTGGGCTCCTCAGTTCAGGACGCTGTAGCCACGGCCGAGCAGGCACCTGCGGGTGACGCTGCGCTGGTCGGTCTCGCCCTGGGCGATGCCGCCGGCAGCGCCGACGACGGCGCCGACGCCTGCGTGCTGGTTGCGGCTGTAGCCGCCGCCGGCGGCCGCTGCCAGCAGGGCGCCGAAGATGGCGCCGGCCACTGCGCCGGCCATGGCCTGCTCGGCGGCGCCGGCCTGCTGTGCGGCGTATGCCTGGCACTCGGCCAGGTCAGCCTGGTAACGGGTGGGGTCGCCGCCCTTCAGGTCGACGATGGGCGCCCACTGGGCGCCGGTGCCGCCGGTGGTGGCGCAGCCGCCGAGGGCGAGCGCGATGCAGGCCAGCGCGGCGATGGCGCGGCGTGCGGGTTGGGTGCGTTGCATCTGGTCCTCCATGCGGCCGTGGGTGGCCGATGGGGCAAGTATGCGATAGCGTATCTATGGCGTCAATACGCTAGCGCATCTTTTTTTGCGCGCCGATGTCGGCCCGAAGGCCGGCGCCGGAGCGGCGCGGGTCAGTGGTGGCCGGCTGTCATGGCCTGGAACACTCGGACGGCGCGTGCGCGCTCGTCGTCGCTCATGCAGGCCAGGGCGCGCTGGGCCTCGCGCACGACTGCGCTGGCGATCGGCACCTCTCCCAGCAGTTCGCTGACGGTTGCGCCAATGGACTGGGCGATCGCCATCAGGTGCTCGGTGCTCAGGTGCTTGTGCTTGCCGGCCAGGTAGCGGCTGATCGTTGGCTGCGGCACGCCGGAGGCGCGCGCCAGCGCCGCCTGGTCGAACCCGCGCTCAGACATCAGGTCGCGCAGGATTGATCGAGGTTCTGGCGCGTTCTTATACATGCCTGCATTTTGCGGCGGCCACAGGAGCTTTGCCGGTGGTCGCCGGGGGTGCTTGCGCGCTACATTCGATGACGTATATGATCGGAACATGCGAGAACGTATGCAGGGAGTGGACTACCGGGCTCTGGCCTTGCGCCTGTTGCGGGCCGGCGGGTACACGACCGTGACGCTCGCCAAGGAGATCGGGCTTAGCCAGGCCGCGGTGTCGCGGCTGAGCACTGGCAAGCAGTCGACGGTGACCGCAGACGCGGCGCTGCGGCTGATCCGGCTGGCCGGAGGTACGGTCGAGCTGCCTGCAGACGAGCCAACGGCTGAGCAAGCCGCCGCATGACAGTGTCTCCAGTGGCGCCGCAGCAGTTGCCCGCGGTCCTCCTCCCCGCGTTGGGCGCCACCTTTGGCCCCGGCTGGCATGTGCTGGCCGGGGCCTCTTTTCGTGATCGCTGAATGACCACCGCACAAGACGCCCGCACGATCTCCCGCTGCATCGAGCGATGCGCCAAGGCCAAGGATGGACGCGGCCGGTGGCGGGCGGTAGAGGACTGCCGCCAGACGCTGGCCGGCGGGGCGCTGGTGCCGTCGACGCTGGACGACATGTGCGCAGTGTCGGCGCGGCGCATCGGTGAGTGGCTGGCCACGGTGGGGCGCACCGCATGAGCACCGACCTGCACGACTACCGCGGCCGCATCACCCCCGAGGCGCACTGCGCGCTCGAGGCCGTCAGCCGCAGCACGGGGCGCGACCGCCAGGAGGTGGTGCGCGAGATCCTGCATGAGTGGGCGCTGCGTCAGATCCATGCGGCCAGTGTGATGGACCGCCTTCTGCGCGCCGAGGGTCTGAGCGGGATCGGCGAGGGCGCCGAGGGGAACGTGAGGGAGCGGCAGGGATGAAGTCCGACGTCGATGCACGGGGGCGAAGGGACATGCCGTTCCGTGCGGTGGGCACGGGGATGGCGTGTCCGACGTTCGTCTGCATGGGTTGCCATAAGTCGCGCTGGACCACCGGCAGCCGCGGTGTGGGCGTCAAGCGCCGCTGTGCCAGCTGCGTCGCGGCGCGGGGTGAGTCGGCATGCAGGCGCTGAAGGTGGAAGACCCGCCATCATGGGCCGAGGACGGCGAGCGCGTTCCGCCGGCCAGCCAGGAGGCCGAGCAAGGCGTGCTTGGGTGCTTGCTACAGGACAACGGTCGCCTGCCCCTGGTGGGCGATCTGCTGGACGGGCGCAGCTACTACTTCCACCAGCACCGGGTGATCCACGACGCGATCGACGCGATCGTGAAGGCCGGACAACTGGCTGACCCGGTGACGGTCTCGGCGTACCTGGATGCGCGCGGGCTCTCCGAGGCCGTGGGCGGGTTGCCGTACCTGACGGCGCTGGCCGACAGCGTGCCGAGCCCGAAGGGTGTGCGGCGGTACGCTGAGATCGTTGCCGAGCGGTACGCGGAGCGCGAGCTGATCAAGGCGTGCAGCGAGGCCAGCCGCGGGGCGTGGGACACGGCCGTGCCGCTGCAGGACCGGATCGAGCGCATCGCAGGCCTGCTGGCGCGTGCGGAGAGCGTGCGCCAGGGCGTGGGCAGCAGGCTGCCGCTGATGAGCCTGGGGCAGCTTCGGGCGGCAGCCGAGCGGGTGCGCTGGTGCGTCAAGGGCGTGATCCCGGCGGCCAGCGTGGGCATGCTGTTCGGCGGGTCTGGCACGTTCAAGTCTTTCGTGGCGCTGGATGCGGCGCTGCATGTGGCCCACGGGCTGCCGTGGCTGGGGCGGATCACGAAACAGCAGCAGGTGCTCTACATCGCTGCCGAGGGCGGCGCGGGGCTGTGGTCGCGGATCAGCGCCTGGCACAAGAACCGCAGGCTTAAGGTGGACGACGACAGCCCGCTGCGGGTGCTGCCGATGGCGGTTGACCTGACTCAGGACGCATGGCGGGTGGTGGAGACGGCGCAGGCGCTGGGCGTGACGCCTGGGCTGGTGGTGGTCGACACGCTGAGCCAGACGTACAGCGGCGAGGAGAACAGCGCCAACGAGATGGCGGCTTATCTGCGCGAGCTCGGCCTGCGCTTCGCCAGCCTGTGGGGCGCGGCGGTGCTGCTGGTGCACCACACGGGGCACGCGGCGACGGAGCGGCCGCGGGGCTCGTCGGCCATCCGCGCCAATCTGGACTATCTGCTGGGCTGCCACCGGGACGAGCGGGAAATGCTGGCGACGGTGAGCTGCGCCAAACAGAAGGACGGCGAGCTGTTCTCTGACGCGAGCTTCGGCATGCAGGTGGTGGAGCTGGGCGTGGACGAGGACGGGGACAAGATCACGTCGCTGGTGGCCCGGCATCTGTCCAGCGCCGAGGAGGTGGAGCGCGTGCGGCTGCAAGAGAAGGCGGCGGGGCGCGGCGGGCGCAACAGTGCGTTCGTCGACCTGGCCGTGGATTGCAATGCGCAGCCAGAGCGGGTGCTGCGCAAGGCGTTCTACGAGCTGCTGGAGGGGGTGGACCAGGAGGCGCGCAAGAAGGCGTACTTCAGGGCGCGGCAGTGGGCGATCGACAACGGATACGTCGACATCGCTGGCGACGGCACGGTGATCGTGCTCAAGAAGGCGGGGGCGTGATGTCAGGCCGGCGCGAAACAGTGGTTGTTGGTGTCCGCCAAATGTCCCGTTCTCTGCGAGTTTTGTCCCGTTTGTGGGGACAAAAGGCAGGGGACAGCGGCGGGGGACACGGCGGGACACCCCCCTTTAGGGGGGGTGTCCCCCGCACCGTGTCCCGTTTGTCCCGGGACAAATGTCCCGATGAAATGTCCCGGTCTGTCCCGGTCGGGTCGATGCGGGATCTGATGCCGCGGACCGCTGAGCTGGTCGACTGGCTGCGTGATCAAGTCGGGCGCGACGCCGCCGACGCGATCGTGCGCGGTGGGATGCAAGGCAGGGGCACGTTCTGGGCGCAGGAGACGGGGCCAGACGGTGTGCTGCGGGAGTTCGGCAGCAGGGGGCGAGATGAACCTTGACATCCAGATCACCGGCCTGACCGAGCTGCGCAAGTCGCTGGCCGAGTTCTCCGACCGGCGCTTCGCGGCGACGATCGCCACCGCGCTGACGCGCACCGCCGTCGAGGTCCGGCGCGAGGTGCAGGCCGAGGCGCAGCGCTCGCTCGACAAGCCCACGCCCTACACCCTGCGCCAGCTGCGCTACGTCGGCGCCACGGCCGATCGGCTGGCCGCCGCGGTGGGCTTCAACGTCGCGGCCATCCAGGACCAGGCCGGCCGCGTGCTGCGCTACCAGGACCTGGGGCCCGGCAGCACCCCGGCCGACCGCTACCTCACGCCCAACATCCAAGGCGGCGGCCGTTCGCTGAAGCGCATGGAGCGCGCGCTGCAGGCCGCGGGCGCCCTGCCGGCCGGCTGGTACGCCGTACCCGGCGACGGCGCGCCGCGCGACGCCTACGGCAACGTCAGCCGCGGCCTGGTCGTGCAGGTGCTCAGCCAGCTGCGCACGCAGATGGTCGCCGGCAGCAGCCGCAACATGAGCTTCGACGCCCGGCGCCAGATCACCGCACAGCGCAAGGCCGGCGGGCGGTTCTTTGTCATCCCTCCGGGCGGCCGCGTGCAGCCAGGCGTGTACCAGCGAGAGTTCATCGGCCGCGGCGTGACGCCGATCTTCGTGTTCGTCCGCAGCGTCGCCTACCGGCAGCGGTTCGACTTCTACGGCGTCGCACGCCGGCACGCCGACCGTGTGCTGCCGCAGCAGATCCGCCGCGCCGTCGGCGAGCAGATCGCGCGGCTTGCGGACAAGGGCAAGGCATGACCAACCCGAGCGGGTCCTTCCTGGCCGTGGCAAATGCGGGTAATTCGGACCCCACTCACAGACTGTTTGCTGGCTTCTGTAAGGGGGTTGTCTAGTGGTCGATCTGAGTGCTCAGCACACACAGTCCGCCGTCGCGGCGGTGGTCGGCGTCAGCCAGCAGGCGATCAGCGCCATGCAGGCCGACGGCCGGCTGCCTTCTGCCGGCACGAATGCCGAGATCGTCCACGCCTACTGCGCGCGCCTGCGCGAGCAGGCCGCCGGCCGCTACACAGAAGGTCCGCTCGATCTGTCGCAGGAGCGCGCCGCGCTGGCCCGCGAGCAGCGCGCCGGGCTGGAGATCAAGAACGCCGTGCTGCGCGGCGACTACGCCGCCGTGACGCTGCTGGCCGACGTGCTGGCAACCGCCAGCCAGGCCGTGTCGGAGCGCTTCGACCACCTGCCAGGCGTGCTGAAGAAGGCGTGCCCGCAGCTCGACGACGCCGCGCGCGACCAGGTCGTGGCCGTCATCGCCGCGGCGCGCAACGAGTGGGTCCGGGCGACCGCCGAGCTGGTCCGCGCCCGTCTGGCCGAGGACGACGACGAGCCCGAGCTGGACTTCGTCGACGCTGAAGATGAGCCGCGCCCCGACTGAGACCGAGCGCGCCATCGTCGCCGCCGCGCTGGCCGGCCTGGCGCCGCTGCGCAGCGTGCCGCCGATGTCGCTGTCGCGCTGGGCCGAGGAGCACTTCGTGCTGTCCGCCGAGAGCAGCCACACGCAGGGCCGCTGGCAGGCGTACCCGTTTCAGCGCGGGTGGATGGACGCCTTCAGCAACGACGACATCGAGGAGGTGACGGTACGCAAGAGCAAGCGCGTTGGCTACACCAAGACGCTGTTGGCCTTCATCGCCTACAACGCCGCGCACCGGCGCCGCAAGCAGGCGCTGTGGCAGCCGACGGACGACGACCGCGACAGCTTCGTCAAGTCAGAGATCGACCCCATGATGCGCGACGTCAAGGCGATGGCGCCCGTCCTACGGTCGGAGAAGGAAGACACGCTCAAGCTGAAGACCTTCCTGGGCAGCGTGCTGCACACCCTGGGAGGAAAGGCCGCGCGGGCGTACCGTCGCATCACCGTCGCCGTGTCGATGCTGGACGAGGCCAGCGCCTTCGACCTGGTCGTCGAGAAGTCGATCGACCCCGTGGAGGGCGCCCGCGGTCGCCTCGAGGGTGCGCCGTTCCCAAAGCTGATCGCCGGCAGCACGCCGCGCATCAAGGGCATCGACCACATCGAGCGCCGAGAGCTGGCCGCCGACGCGGTCATGCGCTACCACATCACCTGCCCGCACTGCCAGCTCGAGCACCCGCTGCAGTGGGGCGGCGAGAAGGTCGCGCACGGCTTCAAGTGGGACGGCAGCGACGTCGACACCGTGCGCCACCTGTGCCCGCACTGCCACGGCGCGATCACGCAGGGCGACTACCTGCGCCTGTACGGCGCCGGGGTGTGGGTCAGCGCCTGCGGCCAGTACAGATACGGGCAGGACGCCACCTGGCGCGACGAGGCCGGCCGCCCGCGCCGCGCGCCGCGCCATGTCGGCTTTCACGTCTGGACGGCCTACAGCCCGCAGCGCGGCTGGCCCGACATCGTGCGCGAGTTCCTGGAGGCCACCGACACCGCGCGCGGGGGCGAGAAGGGGCCGCTGATCACCTTCATCAACGAGACGCTTGGCGACCTGTGGGAGGAGACGTTCGAGCGCGCCGACGAGCACGCCCTGAGCCGCCGCGCGGAGTCCTACCGCCGTTTCACGGTGCCGGCCGGCGGCCTGGTGCTGGTCTGCGGCATCGACGTGCAGGACGACCGATTCGAGGCCGTCACCTGGGCCATCGGCCGCGGCGAGGAGATGTGGTGCGTCGACTACTCCGTCATCTACGCCAACCCGGCGGACGAGCGCGACTGGGCCGACAAGCTCGACCCGTACCTGGACACGCCGTTCGAGCACGCCAACGGCCACCTCATGAAGATCCGGGCGGCAGGCGTCGACACCGGCGGCCACTTCACGCACCAGGCGTACAACTTCTGTCGGCTGCGAGAGAAGCGCCAGGTGTACGCGCTCAAGGGCGACGACCAGCCCAGCAAGATGGTCAAGGGCAAGGCCACAATCCAGGACGTCAACTGGCGCGGCAAGGTGCTCAAGCGCGGCGTCAGGCTCTGGTACGTCGGCACAGACACCGCCAAGGACCTGATCTACGGCCGCCTGCAGGTGACGCAGCCAGGGCCCGGCTACGTCCACTTCAGCCGCGACCTGGCGCCGGAGTTCTATCACCAGCTCACCGCCGAAAGCCGAGTGCCCGTGCGCACCGCACGCGGCCTGCAATACCGTTGGGTCAACACCAAGCGCGCGCGTAACGAGGTGCTGGACTGCACGGTCTACGCCGTATTCTGCACCCACGCGCTGGGGCTGCACCTGCAGACAGACCGCGGATGGTCGCGGCTCGAGGACGCGCTGGCGCCGCAGACGCGCGATCTGTTCGTGGCCGCAGGTGGCGACGACGAGCCGATGCAGCCGCCGCCCGCCCGCCCACCTGCCCCACCGCCCCGCATGCGCCGCCGCGGCGCCATCCGATGAGGACCGAGCCATGACCATCAAGATGCTGTGCATCCGCCAGATCCTGCGCGACGTGCGGCAGCTCCCGGCCGAGCGCCAGACCGGCGTGCTCGAGATATTCCGTGCGGCGGTGGGCGTGGCGCGGCGCGACGACTTCCCAGGGCCTGGCGAGGGGGTCCGGCTGTACCGCGCCAAGGTCGACCCGGCGCAGCGCGCGCAGACCAGGCACCGGGTTGTCGAGGCGCTGAAGCGCGGCGAGCCCGTGCATGTGATCTGCCGGCGCGAGCGCGTCAGCCGGTCCTGGGTCTACAAGGTCAAGGCGTCCACGGCTCGGCCTTAACGGTGGACGCCAGACGCGGCACGCTCGCCCCATTCGCGCGAGCGCAGCCGCGGCTACGGCCGCACTATCACAGGAGTGCCAGACGTGGCCAATATCGTCTTCAACATCGCCAAGGGCCGTGTGGTCGAGTATTACAACCGGGTCAAGTCCAACGACCCGGCCAACTCGGCGCTGATCATCGTGCCGATCGAGACGTCCGGCCTGGAGGCCGACGCTACCCTGATCGACGCCGACACGCTGGCCGCCGTGATCGCCGGCACGACGAACGAACAGTCGACCATGGGCCGCAAGACCCTGACCGACGCCGACCTGGCCGCGCTGCCGGCGCCGGACGACGGCAATGATCGGTATGACGTCGAGTTGCCGACGGTGACGTGGACCGCCGCGAGCGGCAACGCGATCAGCAAGCTCCTCGTCTGTTATGACGGCGATACCACGGCCGGCACGGACTCCAACATCATCCCGCTGACGATGTTTGATTTCGCGCAGACGCCGAGCGGCGCGGACATTCAGATGACGGGCGGGGTGTTCTTCCGGGCGTCGTGATGCGCCGTGCGCTCCAACTGCCTGATCTTCGCGCTGCGTCTGTACTGGCGCCTGTCGCGGCGGTGGGAGCGCAATTTGGACCGTGGGCTGCTCACGCCGCGCCCTCGTCTCGTAATGGTCCGGCTGGCGAGACGGATCGACCCGAATGTGGATTGGCGCGTCGCGCCGGATGAAAGGACAGCGTGAAAACCGATCAGATCATCGCGGAGCTTTTCTCGCTCCTTCGCCTGCTGCTTGAGCGGCAGGCATCGCCGCAGCCTGACGTCATCGCGCGTCTTGCTGCACTGGAATCTTGGCGCGTACAGGTCGAGTCCGTGTGGCCTCTGCCGACGCAAGAACAGGAGATTTGATATGGCGGGCATCTGGAATCGTGTCGCAGATCGGGGCGAGAACCAATACCCGATTGGCAGCGCCGCGCTGTGGTCGGCGGTCTATCTCGTCGGGCGAGGTGTTTTCACGGGAGTTCAGGCGCGCGATGCGATCAACTCCGATCTGCCGGCAGAGGCGCATCTGACCGCAGCCGAGATCGCCGATCTCAATGCGATCTTGACGCAGGCCCAAGCTGGCGTTGCGACGGCCAAGCTCGACTACATGCTTCGCCTTCAGGCAATGCTGACGCTGGTCGAGGCGCAGGTACTGACGAACGAGGCTGTGTTCCGCAGCGAACTGGGCATCTAAAAGCAATGGCAACTTCGGTCGTCGTCAATGGGGCGCTGCCCAGCAGCGGCACGACGGACTACACATATGCGGGGTTCGGGACGCCGCAGTGCGCCATCATCATCGCTACCGGAAACACGGCTGCGGATACGACCACAGACAGCTTTCAGTTCGCGTTCGGATTCTGGTCGGCATCGGATCAGGCCGGCATGTCGTTCAGCGCCTCCGACAACCGGACAACTGGCGTCACAAGCCGCCAACAGGATGTATCGAACGCCCTGCCGGTTGTGAGGATTTTCTCGGCGGATAGTCAGGTTGTTTACTCTTTCGCCGCAATCACGGACGGGATCAGGGCGTCTATCGCCAGCGGCTCGACGGGCCTCAACCGGCTTTGCGCGGTCATTCTGTTCAAGGGGCTTACGGCGTTCAAGGTCGGCACTTGGACGCAAAACGGAACGACTCCCGTCACGGTGACAACTGGTTTTCCGGTCCACGGTCTTTTCTCATTCCGCGCTGGCCTGTCAGGTACAGCCGTAACGACACAAGCGCTGCCGTCAATCGGTGTGGCGTGGAACGGCAGCGGTGGGCTGGTTCAGCGCGCGATGATGTTTGGGCACTCCAATAACGCAGACCCGACCATTGTCAACCTCGTGCTTAGAAATGACTGCTTTGGCGGAAGCTACCTTGGTGATGGCGGCGTGTCGGACGTGAAGATCACCATAAGCAACTTTACATCCACGGGATTTGATACCGTGGCAACGACTGCGACAACCGCGTTGATGCCATATCTGGCATTCCAGTTAGACGATCAGGACGACTTCTTCGTCGGAGACTTCGACGCCCACACTTCGGTCGGCACTCAGGCGCTGACGGGTCCAGGCTTTTCCCCGCAGATTGCCGGCTTCCTGACGACGGCGCAGACGTCATTCAACAACACCGAGACTGCGCCGACGGGGTGCTTCCATTTCGGTGTGGCCGGCAGAACGCCGGCTGTGTCTCGCGCATTTATTGCGATGGCGCAGGATAACGTCGACACGAGCAACGACAAGTCGCGCATTACGACCAACGGCCTCGATTATCGCAGTTCGACGGCGACTGATCGAGGAACTGCGTTTGTTGATTCGTGGGACTCTGGTGGGATCACTCTCGACTACACCACGGCAGCGACGGCGGCTTACAAGACTGTGTTTTGGGCACTCAAGCAAGAGGCTGCGACCACAACCTACACCCTCACCGCCGCCACGCTCGTCCCCGCAGGCGGCAACACCTATCAGCCGCGCGTGACGTACACGTTCTGACATGGCCCGCATCGCCTACTGGATTGCCCACCCCGCGAGTAGCTGGCCCGGCGACTACACGCCGAATGCAGACGAGTCAAAGATCGCGGCAGGCAATCTCAGCGACAACTCGACGGCGGCATTTTCGGGCTCAGAGGCATTCGCGGCAGAGTCCGGCACCGGCAACATCACCGAAGCGACGGCGGTAACTCTAAGCGCCGGCACTGCGTACAAGATTGCGTGGACGATCTACGACGACGTAGCCGACGACTATGCGACTGTCGTTGTCGGGGATTACACGACCGCGATTGCCGCCGGCCTATCGACCGAAACCGACGCCGCGCTGGCCCTCGCTGCCGTCCAGATCGCCGCCACCGGCGTGGCCGCCGAGACCGACGCCGCGCTTGCCCTGGCCGCCGTCCAGATCGCCGCCACCGGCGTGGCCGCCGAAACCGACGCCGCGCTTGCCCTGGCCGCCGGCTCGGCCACCTCAGTCGGTACCGCAACCGAGACCGACGCCGCGCTCGCGCTCGCACCGCTGCAGCTCGCCGCCACCGGCACCGCAACCGAGACGGACTCAGCGCTGGCGCTCGATGCCGGCTCGGCCACCGCTGTCGGCACCGCATCGGAGACGGACACCGCGCTGCCGCTGGCCTCCGTGCAGATCGCCGCCACCGGGGTGGCCAGCGAGACCGACGCGGCACTGCAGCTCACCGCCGGCGCGGCCACCGCCGTGGGGCTGGCGACCGAGTCAGACGCCGCGCTCGGCCTGTCCGCCGTCCAGATTGCCGCCACCGGCGCCGCGCTCGAAACCGACGCCGCCCTCGCGCTCGACGCCTACATCCCCGGCGTCATCGGCACCGCCACCGAGACCGACGAGGCGCTGCCCCTGGCGGGCGTGCAGATCCGTGCGGTCGGCGTGTCGACCGAGACCTCGGCCGCGCTGCCGCTGTCGGTCGTGTCGGCCCGCGCGGCCGGGCTGGCGCTGGAGATCGACGTCGGCCTGGCGCTGTCCGCGCGCCAGATCATGGCCACCGGCCTGGCGGCCGAGACCGACGAGGCCCGCCAGCTCTACGCGCCCGGCGCCGTCGAGGTCGGCCTGGCCGCGGAAACCGACACCGCCCTGGCGCTCACCGGCTTCGAGGTCGTCTACACCCGCACGCCGCGCGTCGTGCCGCTGCACACCAAGCCGCCGCAGAACACCCTGCAGATCGGCCGCCCCGGCAAGTTCCTGGGCATCTTCTCGAGGCGCTGACATGAAGACCCTGTTCCTGACCGGCCAGACCATCAACGACGTTCTGGACGACCCGCTGGACAACTACCCGGCCAGCGCCGGCTGGACGATGCGCATCGTCCTGAACCCGTCGGCCGGCGGTGCCGTGATCACGCTGGACGCCGTGGCCAGCGGCGACGACTACCTGCTGCAGGCGCCCTACACCACCACCGAAGGCTGGGCGCCGGGCACCTACGGCTGGGAGATCTGGGCGATCAATGGCGGCGAGCGCTACTTCACCGGCAACAGTGGCCAGGTCGAGATCCGCGCCGGGCTGATCCACGCCAGCACCGGGCTGGACACGCGCAGCGACGCCCGCAAGGCGCTCGACGCCGCCATCGCCGCCCGCGCGGCGTGGACGCCGACCACCCGCAGCTACAGCATCAACGGCCGCAGCATGACCTTCAACAGCCCGGCCGAGATCATGGAGTACATCAGCCACCTCGAGGCCGAGGTGCGCCGCGAGGAGCTGGCGGCCGACCTGGCCGCAGGCCGGCCCAACAAGCGCAAGGTCTACGTGCGCATGGGCCGCGCCTAGTGTCCACGGCGCGGCCTTAACTGTGGACCCGGCGGCCGGCATGCTCTGCCGCCATGGCATCGAAGCTCGGCTGGCGCCAACGTCTCGCGCAGTGGATCGCCCCCAGGGCGCGCCGCGGCGTGCGCTTGTACGCCGGAGCCCGCCACAGCCGCACCACCGGCGCCTTCGGTGCGTCCGCCGGGTCGGCTGACGCCGAGCTGCACAGCAGCCTGACCGTCCTGCGCCAGCGCTCGCGCCAGATGGTGCGAGACAGCGCCTACGCCAAGCGCGCCAAGGCGATCATCGTCAACAACGTCATCGGCACCGGCGTCGGCATGCAGGCGCAGGTCAAGACCGTGCGCCACGGCCCGGCCAAGGCTGTCAACGACGCCATCGAGTGGGCCTGGTACCACTGGACCGACGCGCGGCACTGCCACACCGGCGGCACGCTGGCATTCGGCGACCTAGAGCGCGCGCTGATGGGCGAGGTGTTCGAGGCCGGCGAGGTGCTGGTGCGGCTGCACAAGCAGCGCTTCGGCGGCAGCGACGTGCCGCTGGCGCTGGAAATGATCGAGGCCGAGCGCCTGGCCGACAGCATCGAGACCTACGGCGTAGCGCCGGGCAACGAGCTGCGCATGGGCGTCGAGGTCGACGGCCAGTTCGGACGCCCTGTGGCGTACTGGCTGCGCGGCCGGCACCAGGGCGACATCCGGCACAGCATGGGCACGCGCACCGACAGCGTCGAGCGTGTCCCGGCGGCCGAGATCATCCACCTGAAGATCACCACCCGCTGGCCGCAGACCCGCGGCGAGCCGTGGATGCACGCCGTGCTGCGCAAGGTCGACGACATGGACCAGTACAGCCAGCACGAAATCACCGCCGCGCGCGCCAGCGCCGCCTACTTCGCCACCATCACCACGCCCGAGTCGGCCAACGGCCTGGTCGATGCCGAAGAGGACGACGGCAAGCAGGTGATGGACATCGACCCGCTGACGATCCAGGAGCTGCGCCCTGGCGAGAAGCTGGACTTCCACGCACCGAACCGCCCCAATAGCGCCTTCGACGCCTTCATGCGCGCCATGTTGCGCGAGGTGGCGGCCGGCGTCGGCACCAGCTACGAAAGCCTGAGCCGCGACTACAGCCAGAGCAACTACAGCAGCTCTCGCTTGTCGCTGCTGGACGACCGCGACGGCTACAAGGCGCTGCAGCAGTGGTGGGTGCGCAGTTTCCGCATGCCGCTGCACCGGCTGTGGCTGCAGCAGGCCGTGCTCGGCCGTGCGGTCGAGGCCATCCCGCTGGACGCCTACGCCTCCGACCCGCGCCGCTACGAGGCCGTGACCTGGAAGCCGCGCGGCTGGTCCTGGGTGGACCCGACCAAGGAGGTCAACGCCTACAAAGAGGCCATCAAGGCCGGCCTGACCACTGTCACCGACGTCATCGCCGCCACCGCCGGCGGGCTGGACATCGAGGACGTGATCGAGACCCGCAAGCGCGAGCTGGAGATGTTCGCCGAGGCGGGCATCGAGGTCGACACCACGGTCAAGGAGCCGCCGGCGCCTGTCGCGGTGGCGCCGGCGCCCGAGCCGCGCGAGACCGACGACGAGGAAGGCGACGACGCCGAGCAAGACGACGCCACGGCGGCGCGCGTGCTGCCCATGAGGAAGAACGCATGACGGAACAGATCAAGGTCGGCCGCCTGGCGCGGGATTTCGGCGGCGCCGCGCCGATCGAGGTCCGCCGGCAGGACGGTGATCGCGTGTCGCTGAGCTTCCCGGCGTCCAGCGAGACGCCGGTGGAGCGCTTCTTCGGCACCGAAGTGCTGAGCCACAAGCCCGGCGCCGTGCGCATGGACCGCCTGACCGGCGGCGCCGCGCCGCTGCTGTTCAACCACGACTGGAGCGACCCGGTCGGCATGGTCGAGGCCGCGCGGCTGGAAGGCGGCCGCCTGGTCGTCGACGCCCGCATGTTCACCACCGCCCGCGCCCGCGAAGTGGCCGACATGGTCGAGCAGGGCCTGCGCAACGTCTCCATCGGCTACGAGATCGAGGAGATGACTGAGGACAGCAAGCGCGGCGTCTACACCGCCACGCGCTGGACGCCGCTCGAGGTGTCCGTCGTCACCGTGCCGGCCGATGCGTCGGTCGGCGTCGGCCGCGCCGGCGACAACGAACCCAAGGCGGTGCGCGTCGTGCGCGCCGAGCTCAATCAGGAACCCGTGGCACCCGCCACTTTTGCGAAGGAGTCCACTGTGGACGAATCGAAGAACGCCGCCACGGGCGCCAACGTGGAAACCCGCAGCGCGCCGCGCGTTGAGGTGGTCGAGGATCATGGCCAGCGCCAAAGCGCCATGCAGATCGAGCAGAGCCGGGTCACTGCCATCCGCAATCTGTGCCAAGCGAACAACATCGACCAGCGAACGGAGGTCGAATGGGTTCGCAGCGGCACGCAGCTGGAGGAAGTCGCGCAGCAGATCCTCGGGATTCAGGTCGAGCGTCAGAAGGAGAACAAGCGATACGCCAGCGAGTTGGGTCTTTCGGCGAACGAGGCGAAGCGGTATTCGCTGTTCCGCGCATTGCGGGCTCAGCACTTCAAGACGCCTGAGTCTATCCGCGAGGCCGCATTCGAGATCGAGTGCTCACGCGAGATCGGCCGCAAGATCAAGCGCGGAGAGACCTCCAACATCCTGGTGCCTGCGGAGCTGCTGACGTCGCCCCACGGCGGCATGCGGCGCGACATGGCAACGACTCCGGGCGCGTCCGGCGGTTACATGGTCGAGACCCAGAACATGGGTTTTCTGGGCATGCTGCGCAACAAGAACGCGGTCATGATGATGGGCGCGACGACCATTGCCTTGGAAGGCAATGCGGCTTTCGTTCGCCAGACCGGCAGCGCGACGATCAGGTGGCAGGCCGGCGAGCATACCGCGACGACCAAGTCTGACCAGACGCTCGGTCAGCTGTCGATGACGCCGAAAACCGCCATTGCGTGGACTAAGGTGTCTGAGCAGCTGCTGCGACAGTCCTCTCCGTCTGCTGAACAGTTCGTCATGAACGATCTGGCCCAGACGCTGGCGTCAGGCATTGACTACGCGGCCATCAACGGAACCGGCGGTGCGATGCCGCTCGGCATCTTGAACACGACAGGCGTCACGACCTCGCAGGATGCTTCTTCGGCGACCTATGCCAAGCTGCTTGCATTCTGGTCGACGGCCCGCGGGTCCAACGCCGTATTGAGCAACCCTGGGTGGTTGACCAATGCCGCCGGAGCTGCGGTTCTTCTGAACAAGCAGCGTTTCACCAGCACCGACACGCCGCTTTGGGTCGGTTCGCCGGAAGACGGCCGTGTCGTCGACTTCCGCGCCGTCAGCACGCAGCAAGTCCAAGGCAACGGTCTGATTTTCGGTTCTTGGGGCGAGGTCCTGGTTGGTGAATGGGGCGTGCTCGAGCTTTCGGCATCCAACGGTGGCGAGGAATTCGAGTCCGCCAGCGTCAAGATCCGCGCCATGTGGATGGTCGACGTGCTGGTCCGCTACCCGCAGGCCTTCGTCGTGTCGTCGAACCTGAGCGCCTGACCATGAACGTGCGCGCCATCCGCGGCGTGTGCGTCGGCCCGGAGCGCCACCTGGCGCCCGGGCAGGTCGCCGACCTGGACGATGCCACGGCCCGCTATCTCAAGAACATCGGCGCGGTGGAGGACGCCCCTCTGCCCGCCGTCGCCCCCAAGCCATCGAAGCCGGCCGCCACGGTGCCGGACAAGGAGTGACCCATGCTGATGAACCAAGCCTCCGCGGCCACCGCGGTTTCCCTGCTCGACGCCGTGGATGCGGCGGCCACTGCCAACGCGACCAGCGGCTCCGGCAAGTGGATGGACGTCCGCGCCTATGACGGCGAGATCCTGGTGATTCAGAACGTCGGCATTGTCGATGCCGGCAGCATCACCGGCAAGCTGCAGAGTGCCACCGACGCGAACGGTACGAGCGCCGCGGACATCGACGGGTACGTCTTCACGGCCGTGACGACGTCCAACGACCCGAACGTGCAGACCATCGCTGTCGACCCCAAGAAGGTCGTGGGCGGGTTCCTCGGCTATGTGGGCACGATCGCGACCGGCGGCGCGCTCGTTTCGGTGGTGGCTGCTGGCAAGAAGAAGATCGTCTGACGCCATGTTCGCCGAACCCCTCGACGTCTTCTTCAACGTGGCCGAGCACGCCGTCTCGGCCGCGCTGGACGGCGTCGCGGTGGCCGGCATTTTCGACAATGAGTACGCCGACGCCCTCGGCCTGGCCACGCGCCAGCCGCGCTTCATGCTCAAGAGCAGCGACGCGGCGTCGGTGACGCAGGCCTCTGTGCTCGTCGTCGAGGGCAGCACCTACCGCGTGCGCTCGATCGAGCCCGACGGCACCGGCGTCACCCTGCTGGCGCTCGAGCTGCAATGAACCACGCCCGGCACCTGATCCGCGAGGCGCTGGTCGCAGCGCTCGCCGCCGGCGGCACAGCAGCCGGCGCGCGCGTGTTCGACCACCCCACCGACCCGCGGCGCGAGTTCCCGGCGCTCGTCGTCGTCGACCTGGGCGAGCAGCAGCGCGCCACCACGCTGCCGGGCGGCCCGCAGCGGCGCGTCGAGCGCATGCTGATGCTGGAGGTCGCCGCCGAGGTGCAGCAGGTCGCCCAGTACGCCCGCGCCCGCGACCAGCTGCTCGCCGACGTGGAGAGCATCGCCGTGTCCGCCACGCTGCCGGGCGTCATCAGCATCGTCCCGGCCGGCTACGACATGGCGCTGTACGCCGACGGCGAGCGCCCCATCTGCGTCGGCCGCCAGCGCTTCGACGTCACCTACTACACCACGCAGGGCAACCCTGCGGCCACCATCTGACGGAGCCTCACCATGACCGCAGCCTCTGGCGTCTTCAAGCAACTGGCCTTCAAGGTCGAGTCCGTGTACGGCACGGTGCCGGCCGCCGCCAGCGCCCAGGCGCTGCGCCGCGTCACGTCCGACCTCAACCTGGTCAAGGACACCTACCAGTCCAACGAGATCCGCACCGACCAGCAGATGCAGGACATGCGCCACGGCGTGCGGCGCGTGCAGGGCACCATCAGCGGCGAGCTCAGCGCGGGCACGTACTCCGAGCTGATCGCCGGCTCTCTGCGCCGCGACTGGACGGCCACGTCGGCGCTCACCGGCCTGTCGCTCACCATCGCCGCCAGCGGCAGCAACTACACCATCACGCGCGGCTCGGGTGACTTCCTCACCGGCGGCATCAAGCGCGGCGACGTCGTGCGCCTGACGGCCGGCAGCTTCACCGCCGGCAACCTCAACAACAACCTGCTGGTGCTGGCGGTCACGGCCTCCGTACTCACCGTGCGCCCGCTCAACGGCAGCACGCTCACGGCCGAGGGGCCGATCGCGACCGCCACCGTCAGCGTGCCCGGCAAGAAGACCTACGCGCCGACGACCGGCCACACCAACAAGAGCTACAGCATCGAGCACTGGTTCTCGGACATCGCCAAAAGCGAGGTGTACAGCGGCTGCTACGCCACCGACCTGAACCTGCAGCTGCCGGCAACCGGCCTGGCCACGATCGACATCGGCATCATGGGCCAGGGCGTCACGGTGGCCGGCGCGCAGTACTTCACCACCCCGACGGCCGCCACCACGACCGGCCTGCTGGCGGCCGTGAACGGCGTCGTGGCGATCTCCGGGTCGCCGGTGGCGGTGCTGACCGGGCTGTCGATCAGCGTGCAGAGCGCGCGCAGCGGCGACGCGGTTGTCGGCTCCAACGTCGTGCCCACGATGTTTCCCGGCCGCATCCTGGCCAGCGGCCAGGCCACGGCGTACTTCGAGGACACGACGCTGCGCGACGCCTTCCTCAACGAGACCGAGGTCGAGATCCTGGTCGCGCTGTCGGCCAGCAACGACGCGGCGGCCAACTTCGTAGCCATCGCCCTGCCTCGCTGCAAGATGAACGGGCACACCGTCAACGACGGCGAGTCCGGCCTCGTGGCGACGATCCCGTTCCAGGCCCTGCTGCCGACCACCGGCGGCTCGGGCGTGGCCAACGAGCTCTCGACCATCGTGCTGCAAGACAGCGCGGTGGCGTAACCCAGCACCTACCAGGCGCCGGCCAGCGGGGTTCCTCCTGGTCTTGGTTACCCGCCCCGGCGCCTGGCAAGGGCACAACCAACCGAGACCCACATGACCGACCAGACTGCCGAACCTTTCGACCTCGAGGCCTTCGAGGACGTCGACCGCGCCCAGGTGCGCGTCAAGAATCCCACCACCGGCGCGCCGACCTCGATGGTCGTCACCCTGGCCGGCCCCGAGCACAGCGAGCGCAAGCGCCTGAACTTCGCAAAGCAGCGCCGCATGCGGGCCAGCCTGGCCAAGACCGGCAAGATCCCGGTCAACGACCCAGAAGAAGACGAGGCCGAGGAGCTGGACATGCTGGTGGCCAGCACCCTGGGGTGGACGGGCGCGTCGGTCGACTACAGCCGCGACGCCGCGCGCCGCCTGTACAGCGACCCGAAGCGCCGCTGGCTGCGTGACCAGCTGCTCGCAGCCCTGAACGAGCGTGAGCTTTTTACGCGGGCCTGCGCGACCAACTGACCGAGCACGCGCAGGTGCAGATGCAACTCTCAGCCCGCCAGCCCGACGGCGCGACGCTGCGGCAGCACCTGCAGGCCGCGGCGGCTGCCGCCGGCCGCGCCGACCCGCGGCTGCTGCACCAGCCGCCGGCGGCGGCGCGCGCGCTGTGGGACGCTTTCGTGGAGCTCAACGCCGGCCGCCCCGTCGGCATGGCCGCCGGCGCCATCGCGCTGGGCGAGATCGAGGCCTGGCAGCGCCTGCACCGCGTGCGCCTGACGCCGTGGGAGGTCTCCACCCTGCTGGCCATGGACCGCGCGGCGCTGGCCGCCGGCGCCGACCAGCAGCGCGACCAGCAGCGCGCCCGCCAGGCGCGCGCAGGCAAGGGGAACTGAGGTGGACCCCATCGTCATCAAGATGATGGCCGACGCCGCCGGCCTGAAGCGCGACATGGACAAGGCGCAGGGCATCATCGGCGGCGCCACCGACAAGATGCGCGGCGCGCTCAACTCCGTCAAGGGCGCGCTGGCCGGCCTCGGGCTGGGGCTGTCGGTGGCGGGGCTGGCCGCGTGGGTCCGCTCCGCCATCGACGCCGCCGACGAGGCGTCGAAGATGGCGCAGAAGATCGGCGTCGCCACCAAGGACGTCGCCGGCCTGAAGCTGGCGTTCCAGCTCTCTGGCGTCGAGAGCGGCAAGATGGTCGCCAGCATGGCGCGCCTGACCGACGAGATCGGCAGGGGCAACAAGGCGTTCGGCGCCATGGGCGTGGAGACGCGCAACGCCGACGGCACCATGCGCGAGACCACCGCCGTGCTGCGCGACATGGCCGACCGCTTCTCGAACCTGGAGGACGGCACGCTGAAGACCGCCCTTGCGGTCGAGGTTTTCGGCACGCGCATGGGCGCCGACATGATCCCGCTGCTCAACGGCGGCGCGGCGGCGCTCGACGAGATGGACGCGATGGCCCGCAAGCTCGGGCTGACCATCGACACCGAGACCGGCAAGTCGGCGGAGCAGTTCAACGACACCTTGGAGTTGGTGCGGCTGAGCGGCCAGGGCGTCGGCACGCAGATCGCCGCGCAGCTGCTGCCCACGCTCAACGCGCTGGCCGGGTCGATGCTCGACAGCGTGACCGAGGGCGACCGGCTGCGGCGCATGGCCGACATCCTGGCTGGCGCGCTCAAGGGCCTGTACAGCGTAGCCGTCGGCGTGGTGGAGATCTTCAACACGCTGGGCAAGGCCATCGGCGGCAGCCTGGCGGCCATCGCCGCCGTGCTGCGGGGGGACTTTGCCGAGGCGCGGCAGATCCTCAAGGAGGCGTCGACCGACATCAGGGAGGGCTGGCTCGCCTCCGGCGAGGCCATCAGCAAAGCCTGGTCCGACGCTGGCAGCGCCACGGTCGAGGCGGGCGTCAAGGTCGTCAAGGCCAACCGCGAGATCGCCGCCGCGCTGGGCGGCACGACCAAGGCCAACGACGCCGCGGCCAAGGCCGCCGCCAGGCACGCCGCCGAGCAGGCCAAGCTGCGCGACATGCTGCCACTGGACGGCGGCCTGAACCAGACCACGGCCGAGACGCAACGCCTGACGCGCGCCAACGAAGACCTGGCTTGGGCGCTGCGCGACATGGTGCAGCCCGCGCTCGAGGAGACCAACGCCGAGACCGCGCGCCTCGCGCGCCAGAACCAAGAGCTCGTCACCGCCTCCGAGCAGGCGGCCGTAGCGCAGGCCGAGGCCGCCGAGGAGATGGACCGCATCAACCGGCAGATCGGGCAGAGCCTGTCGGATGCGCTGATGGACGGCGGCCGGAGTGCCTGGGAGTACATCAAGGGGCTGTTCCGGTCGCAGGTGTTGTCGCCCGTCATCCAGGGCGTCATGGCGCCGGTGACTGGTGCGATGGGGTCCATGCTGAGCGGGCCGGCGTCGGCAGCCAGCGGCGTCGGGGCTCTTGGGTCGCTCGGCGGCCTGGGCGGCATGCTGGGCGGCATCGGCACGGCAGCGTCCACGTTCGGCGGCGCGTTCGTCGGCGGCGTCGGTAACTTGCTGCAAGGCACCATCGGGTCCGCGTTGTCCGGTGCCGGGACGCTGCTTGGTGCGGGCAACATCTCCGCCGGGCTGGGCCTCGGGGCCGGCGCGCTCGGCCCGATAGCAGCCGCCGCGGCGCTGATCGGCTCCGGGCTCACCCGCACGCTCAAGGACCAGGGCATCCAGGGCGACCTGTCTGCCGGTGGCATCGACGGCAACCGCTACAGTTTCTACGAGGGCTCGTGGCTCAAGGGCGACAAGACCAAGCGGCGCCCGCTCGACCCCGAGATGGAGTCCAGCCTGGACGCCGCCGTCGCGGCCGTGTACGAAAGCGCCGCCGCGTCGGCCGAGGCGCTGGGCCTGAGCAGCTCGGCCATCGACAGCTACACCGAGTCGATCAAGCTGTCCACCCGCAAGCTCACCGAGGATGAGCTGGCAGCCGCGCTCAACGAGATGCTCGCCGAGCTCGGCGAGAACCTCGCGCAGCAGGTCGGCATGACGGCCGAGGAGCTGAGCACCTTGGCCTCGACGCTGACCGGCGCCAACGAGGTCCTCGGGCACTTCGACCAGCGGCTGCTCGACGTCAGCGTCGCCGGCGGCGAGGCCGCGGTGCAGCTGGCCCAGATGATGGGCGGGCTCGACAACTTGAGCGGCGCGCTGGCGACCTACGCTGAGCAGTTCACCTTCGGCGGCGACGCCTTGGCCTACACGCTCGACGAGGTGGGCAAGGTCCTGGGCGATCTGGGGCAGACGGTGCCGGCGACACGCGACGAGTTCATGGCGCTCGTCGAGTCCCAGGACCTGATGACCGAGAGCGGGCGCAGCACCTACGCGGCACTGCTGCAGGTGGCCGGGGCGATGGACGCGGTGTATGACGCCTCCGAGGCGGCGGCCGCGGCAGCGACCGAAGCCGCGCGCGCGATGTCCGCCTCGTCCGTGTCTCTGACGCTGGGCGGCAGCGCTGCGGACCGGCTCAAGGCGGCTGACGCCATCCGAAGCGGCGCCGCCGGTGCGGACTGGCTGGCCGCCTACCAGACCGACAACGCCAACATGAACCGCCCCGGCAGCATGGTCGGCGACCGCATCGACCTGTGGGCAGGTGCCTACGTGATCCGCCAGGCAGAGGACGAAGCCCTGCGGGCGATCAAGGACGCCAACCACGCCAAGCAGTACGCCGACCGGCAGTCGAGTGGCGGATCGAGCCCGGGCGAACAGCGGCAGCAAGAGCAGGATCGCCTGCTGCAAGAGCAGATCAAGGGCACCGAAGGCCTCATCGACGCCATCGACGCCATGCGCCGCGGCATGCTGGACCTGAAGAACGAGCTGGTCGGCGGCGCGCTCGACCCCGCCAATCCAGCGCTCAAGTACGCCAGCGAGCGCGAGTTCGTGCTCGGCCTGGGCCGCCAGGCCGCCGCCGGCGACATGGCCGCGGCTGAGGCATTCCAGGGCGAGGCGGCCGGATTCCTGCAGCTGAGCCAGGGCTACAACGCCAGCGGCGAGGCGTATGCGGCGGACTTCAGCGTCATGATCGGCCTGCTCGACAAGATCAACGCCAGCCTTGACCGCCAGCAGTCCACTGCTGAGGCCACGCTCAAGGTCCAGCAGTCCGGCCTAAGCCAGGTGGCCGACAGCACCGAGCGCACCGCGCAGGCCACTGACCGGCAGGCGCGCACCGCCAGCGTGCTAGAGCAGCGGGCCATCGAATGACGATGAAGGTGCTGCTCGTGGAACTGACCGGCTATTCCGACGCCAGCACGTCGGCCGTGTATCGCTACGCCACGGCGGGCTACACGACCGCGCCGTCCGACGACCCGGCAAACACGCACTACGAGGGCCGCGTGCTGGGCATCGGGTCGGTCGCGCGCAGTATGTTCGCCGCCGGCCAGTCCGGCGCGCGCTCCAACCCGCGCACGGAGGTCGGCGTCGGAGTCGTCACCCTCGCCAACACGGACGGCGAGCTGGACGCGCTGTTCGGCGGCTCGGCCAGCTTCCGCGAGCGGCAGATCCGCATCCTGGAGGTGCAGCCCGGTGCCGCCTACAGCACCGCCGTGATGCGGCTGCGCGCCGTCATCAGCCAGGCCGCGCTGCGGGCCGACACCGTTGAGGTGAGCATCAAGGACCGGCTCTACGAGCTCGCCAGCCCGCACAGCACCGTCACCTACGGCGGCACCAACGCGCTGCCCGATGGCGTGGACGGCGGCCCCGAGCTGGCCGGCAAACTGGTGCCGCAGGTGTGGGGCAAGGTCTTCTCGGTCGCGCCGCCGTGCGTCAACACGAGCCGGCTGATCTACCAGCTCAGCGGGCGCGAGCTGCAGAGCGTCGAGGCGGTGTACGACGGCGGCAACGAGCTGACGGCGGGCGCCACCTACGCCGACCAGTCGACGATGGAGTCCACCGCGCCCAGCGCGGGGCAGTATCGGGTCTGGCTGGCCGGCGGCATGGTGCGGCTGGGCACGTCTCCGGTGTACCGCATCACGGCCGACTGCACCGGCGACGCCGCCGCCGACAGTACCGCCGGGCAGCTGCTGCGCGCGCTGGCGGCGGCGCGCGGCGTGGAGGACGTGGCAGACGAGGATGTCGACGCCCTGGACGCCGACAACGATGCCGTGTTGGGCGTGTATCTCGGCAGCGTCTCCACGACGACGCTGGACCTGATGGACCAGGTCGCGCGCAGCGTGGGCGCCTATTACGGGTTCGACCGAGCGGGTGATCTGCGCATGAGCCGCTACGGCCTGCCCACCGGCGCCGCGTCCGGCCGTGTCGTCGCGCAGTGGAACGCGCAGGCCATCGAGTCCGTGCCCAACGGCGAGGACGTGCCCACCGAGACCGTGCGCGTGCTGTACGCGCGCTACTGGCAGCCGCTGTCGCTGGGGGAGTTCGCGGGCGCCGTGGGCGAAGCCGACCGGGCCGACCTTTCCGAGCAGTGGCGCGTGGCTGAGTACAGCGCCGCGCCGGACCCGAACCCCTACCAGCGCCCGCTCACCGCAGACCGCGAGACCGTGTTCACCACCGAGGCCGACGCCCAGGCCGAGGCCGAGCGGCTGCACGCCATGACGGCCGCGCCGCGGCGCACCATCGCCGTCACCGGCGTGACGCTGGCCGACCCGATGCTGGCCGGCCTGGACATCGGCCACGAGGTCGAGCTGCGCTGGGACCGCTACGGCCTGGGCGAGATCAACGGCACGGCGCTGCTAGTGATCTCCATGACCGAGGACATGATCGAGCAGCGGGCCGACCTGCTGCTGTGGGGCTGACACATGGCCAACATGCGCATCACCTGGCCGAACCGATTGGCCGACGCCACCTACCGCGCCACGCCGGGCATCTGGACGACGCAGCTGCCGCCGGCCAACCTGGCGACGCGGCAGATCGCGCAGGTGGCGCGCAGCGTGGGCCTGAGCAATGTACACGCCTACGTCGACGCCGGCAGCGCCATCAAGGCCGAAGTCGTCGCCATGGCGGGGCACAATTTGACCACCGCCGGCGAGGTGCGCGTGCGCGGCTACAGCGCCGACCCGCACGGCGACTACTGGTGGGACTTCGGGCCTACCGCCGCCAGCCAGACGATCACATGCACCGCCCCGGGCTCAAGCGGGAGCTACGCCGGCACGTACTGGGGCGCCGACGGGCTGCTAAAGGAGTCTGTCGGCACGTCCGGCATCGGCGGCACGCCGCGCTACACCCACGCCGAGCTGACGGCTGACGGGGAGTGCCTGGGACTGCTGCTGGAGCCCGCCCGCACCAACTACGTCCTGCACAGCCGCGACGGCGCAAATGCCGCGTGGACCAAGAGCAACGCCACCGCCACGCGCACCGCCACCGGCATCGACGGCGCGGCCAACACCGCCACGCGCGTGACCGCGACCAACAGCAACGGCCGCATCTCCCAGGCGCTGACGCTGAGCGCGTCGACGCGGCGTTTCAGCCTCTACGCCCGGCGCGTCACCGGCACGGGCACCGTCAGCGTCACGGTCAACAACTTCGGCGCGACCAGCACCATCACGCTGACCGACGACTGGCAGCGCTTCGACGTCACGCAGACGCTGTCCAACCCCACCGTCGGCGTGCAGATCGCCACCAGCGGCGACGCCATCGACATCGACTGCGTGCAGCTCGAGGAGGGCGGCTACCCGACGACGCCGATCATCACCACGACGGCCACTGTCACGCGTGCGGCCGACAGCGTCACCCTGACGGTGCCGGCGTCGAGCAACCACACCATCCTGGCCGTGCTGCGCTGCCTGAACGCACCGACGGCCGATGAGTACGCGCTTGTGCGCGGCAGCGCGACCACCGGCAGCGGTGTTTACGTGACCACCGGAGGCAACGCATCGTCGCGCGGTGTCGTCAGCGGCGCGGCGTACTGGGACCTGGGATCCACGGCCATCGTCGGTACAGAGCACACGTTCTGCTGGTCCGCCACGACCAACGACATCGCGTGCTCGGTGGACGGCGCTGCGGTCACGACCGACGCCAGCGCCACGGTCGGGTCGGGCGAGGACATCAGTTCAGCTTTTGGTCGGACGGGCGTGTACGTGGTCAAGATGGTCGCGACCTGGAACGCCGTCTCGTCCGACGCCGACGTCGAGGCGCTGTCCGGCACCCTGGCGCGGGCCACGGCGGACTTCGACAGCGGCGCCACCGACGCCTGGCCGCCCGCCTGGGTCAGCGACACCACGGCCGAGCAGCAGGCTGGCGTGGCCGGGTGCGCCGTGCTGGCCGGCACGTCCACCGCCTACCGATACTGGCGCATCGACCTCGTCGACGCGGCCAACCCGGCGGGCTACATCGAGCTCGGCCGGCTGTTCGGCGGCTCGGCCTGGTCGCCGACGATCAACGCCGAGTTCGGCGCGTCCATCGGCTACGAGGACCGCGACGTCGTCACCGAGATGGACAGCGGTAGCGAGTACATGCGCAAGCGCCCGGCGCCGCGCGTGGCGCAGTTCGCACTGCCGGCGGCCAGCGACGCCGAGGCCATGCGCACGCTGCTGGACATGCAGCGGCGGCAGGGCAGCTCCGGCGAGGTGCTGTTCGAGTGGGACAGCGCCGACACCACCTACGCGCCCGACCGTCGCTTCCTGGCGCGGCTGCGCCAGGTCAGCCCGTTGCAGGCCATCTTCGTGGACCGTTGGGGCGCTGAGTTCCAGGTGAGGGAGCTGCTGTGATCTGGTACGCCTACGACTCGGCAGGCTGGTACACGGGCACGGTGCCAGAGGGCAGCGCGTCGGCCACCAAGGTGACGCCGCCCATCGCGTCCGTGACCGAGGCGCCGGGCGAGCCGCGGGCTCGGTGGATGCGCTACGCCTGGCGCGTGCAAGCCTACGCCCCGCCGCCCGCGCCGCCGGTGCTGGTGGCCTACGGCTTCGACGACGACGGCTGGTACGCGGGCACGACGGCCGTCGACGCGCCCAACAGCACGCCCATCGCACCGCGCCTGCTGAGCACCGACGAGACCCCCGGCGAGCCGCGCGCGCGCTGGATCGGCTACGCCTGGGTGATCCGGCTCAACCCAACGCCGCCGCCGGTGATGCCGTGGATCACGCTCATCGCCTTCCGGCGTCGGTTCGCGCCCGCCGAGCGCGCGCGGCTGGAGCGCAAGGCACTGGACGACCCGGCAGGCACCGAGCAGCAGCGCGACCGCGCCGCCGCGGTGCGCGCGTGGTTCGCGGACCTCATCGCCGCCGGCTACGCGGACCTGGCCGACGCCGAACTGCGCGCGACGGTCATCCAGATGGAGACCGCGACTTGGCTCAATGTCGGCCGCGCGCTGACCATCCTGGACGCCCCCATCCAACCCGATGAAAGGTACACCCCATGACGACCAAGACCTTCATCCTGCGCTCGATCGACTTGTCGCCGGGCCTTGGCAACGCGCACGACGGCGTGCCTTTCCGGCACTTGACCAGCCTCGTCGAGCAGGTGCGGCGCATCGTGCCGGACGACGAGGAGGGCACCTGCAAGGTCCGCGGCGCCGAGCTGCTGACCTTCGAG